TTACAAGACTTTGATAATCAGATAACAGAAGATGTTCAAGAAGTTAAACACGGAAAGTGGGTATCGACTGTAAATGCTTTAGGGTACACTGAATATCATTGCTCAGAATGCAATAATTATTTATTCTTAGATTCTAAGGATAGCCAGTTATACCCATACTGCCCTTATTGCGGTGCAAAAATGGATAAGGAGTGTGAAAAGTAATGGCATTCTCCGAAAAACTAAAAGCGTTAAGACTTAAAAATGGATTAACGCAAGATGAGTTGGGCGAAAAGCTCTATTTGAGCAGAACAAGTATATCTTACTATGAGCAGGGAAAATTTGAGCCTAATATCGAAACCATAATAGCTGTAGCGGATTTATTTAACATCACAACAGATGAATTGTTGAAGTGAGGTGTGAACACAATGACAAACTATGAAAAAATCAAATCAATGAGTATCGATGAAATGGCTCGGAGTTGTATGCGTTTTTTTGCCTGTCCATATGGAAGAACTCCATATTTCGGTTGTCCTATGGAAAAGCGATTCAATGGCAGCTGTATTGACTGCACAAAACATTGGCTTGAAAGCGAGGCGGAAGAAAATGAAAGATATTAAAAACATTACCGTTAATTACGATAACGACGACACAAAAGTTGTTGAAAAGGGACTTGTTGTTGATTTTGGTAAACTTGATAACGATGAGGGCGATGTTTGCTTTAATATGTGTAACATCAAAGGTAAGGATTTGCGTTTGATTGTAAACGCAGTTATTGCGTTGGCACAGAAACTTGGTATGCTTGACGAGGAGGAGCGTGATGCGGATTGACGACTAAACCAATAACAATTACTTGCCAAAGATGCGGAATTGAAGTTATTACACTTTGTGTAAAAACAAAATACTGTCCGATTTGCCGAAAAGAAATCCTTAGCGAAAAGGCAAAAGAAAGAGAAAGAAAAAAAGCGCTATCTAAAAAATCTAAAATACCATTCAGACCATTGACTGATATTTCTGAATTTCTATTTTGCAAATATGATTTTCTCGGTGAATCTGTTAAGCAGATTGCCAAAGATTATGAACGCAATCCTTCTCAAGTCCGGCAAGTGATTCAAACAGCAAAGGCAAACGGAAATTATCAAAAGCACATCGACAAGTACAAAGCTATGATAGGGCAGTGATGAAATGAGAACTTTCGATTTAACTTTCGCTCGACGGCTTGAGCAAGCAATGACCGAACGGAATATTTATCCTTCGGACCTTGCGCGCAAGTCCGGAGTGAGCCGGTCAAACATCTACAACTACATAGCAGGGACAAGTCAACCGTCGGCGTACAATGTTAAGCGCATAGCTCTGGCATTATCAACATCGGCAGATTGGTTGCTTGGCTTAGTAGATTAAAAAAAACAGTCCCTTACTTGGGACACAAAATAGTTTAAAATAGAGTTATGATGCAAGAGGACTATTGCATTATAGCTCTATTTATTATTTTACAAAGCAAAATTATGATTAAACGAAAAGTAACAACGGGCTGGATTGTCAGCCAAATCCGTGAGGGTAAGGCATATAGGTTTTATTTGACAGCTGATTGGCAAAGAGTTCGAGATGCAAAAAAAGCGAAAGAACATTACGAATGTGAACGCTGTCGTGCTGTGGGTAAGTACAGTCCGTGCGAGGCAGTGCATCACAAGCTATACCTCAAGGCAAGACCTGACCTTGCTCTTGACATCAACAACCTTGAGTGTCTTTGCAAGGACTGCCATTACAAAGAACATCACAAGTACGAATCGAAAAAATTAAAAGATGAGTTTGCTGAACGGTGGTAGTCAAAAAAAGACATACCCCCGGGTAAAAAATCGAAAAATTCTGAGGCTTATGGATAACGGTGTAAAGGCACGACAGTTTAGCTTCGCGCACGCACACGAGGAATTTTTGAGAGAGGAGAAGCAAATGGCACAGATTAAAATTGCAGAAATCAAAGACAGCTTAATTGAGCAACTGACTTTGAAAGGGGCAAACATTGAAGTCTATAGAGATTTAATCGACAGCTACATTTTTTGCACAAAACTTGAACGAAAAATGCAGGCGGACATACGCAAAAACGGCTTAACATACAAAGCTATCAGTGCCACAGGCAAAGAGTATATTAAGGACAACCCATCGGTAAAAAATGCCGTAATGTACAACAAACAGCGCTTAGCGATTCTCTCACAAATGGGGTTGTCGATTGACAAAGTTGAGAGTGAATCTGATGACGAACTGTAAAGTCATAGACGATTACATCGACCTTGTTAAAAGCGGTAAATATCGCGTCTGCCGTGAACAAATTCAGCTGATAAAGTTTGTTGAAAATGTTTTTGAAAACGAAGAAATCTATGTTGATGAAGAACAGCTTAAAAAATATTTAGCTTTGCAGAAATATTTTCCTTATCAACTTTTTGAATGGGAAAAGTTTTGCTTTGCGTTGCATAATTGCACATACTCAGCTCCCGGCATTTTAAGGTTTCCCGACCTTGTACTTATCGTCGGAAGAGGTACAGGCAAAAATGGCTATTTAGGTTTTGAGGATTTCGCGCTTTTAACACCGATAAATGGTATTAAAAATTACGATATTGACATTTGTGCAACATCGGAAGATCAGGCGACTATTACTTTTAACGATATTTATAATGTCCTTGAAGATAACAAAGCCAAAATGCAAAAACACTTTAAGTGGACGAAAACAAGAATTGTAAATATAAAGACAAACTCTGTGTTGAGATATCGGACATCTAACAGTGATACGAAAGACGGCGGTAGACCGGGCAAGGTCGATTTTGACGAGAAACACGCTTACGAAAACTACAAGCTTATTGACGTGTTTGTCACCGGTTTAGGAAAAAAGCCACTCCCGAGAACTACTACAACCACAACAATGGGATATGTGAGAGACGGTCCGCTTGACCAAGAGTTTGCGAGAGGCCTTGAGGTTTTGAACGGTGATGCGCCCGACAACGGCACGCTTTATTTTATTTGCCGATTAAATGACGAAAAGGAAGTTCATGACGAGCAAAATTGGTACAAGGCGAATCCAAGCTTGCAATATTTTCCAAACTTACTTCGAGAACTTCGGAAGGAATACGAAAAATGGAAAATTGATCCGAATAATAACCCTTCATTCATGACGAAGAGAATGAATTTACCGCAAGGAACAGAAGCGAATCCTGTAACCTCGTGGGAAAATATCAAAGCTACAAACAGGCCTCTCCCCGACCTTGAGGGCAAGCCGTGTGTTTTTGGCATTGACTACACAAAAACTACTGACTTTTTGGGTGTCGGTTTAATGTTTTTGATTGACGGCTCAATCGTATGGAAACCGTTTTCATGGTACTGCTCACAATCTGCGGATTTGGGCAGGATAAAATTCCCCTATGCTCAACAGCCTGATTTACAAAGGGTTGACGGAGCGGAAATCCCCCCTGAAATTGTCGCCGACTGGTTGAGAAATCAGAAAGAACATTACAACATTGTCGGCGGAGCGTTAGATAACTACCGCTATACATTACTCAAAGAGCCGTTAATGCAGTTGGGTTTTGAATGCGACCGCAAAGGACGAAACAATCTAAAACTTGTAAGGCCGTCTGATAAAATGCTTGTTGCTCCTCTGATTGCTTCGGATTTCGCTAATCATCGTATTGTTTGGGGTGATTCGGCACTTATGCGCTGGTACACAAACAACACTTCTGCCGTTGAAGATAAAAACGGCAATATCATATACGGAAAGATTGAGCCAAAATCACGAAAAACAGACGGATTTATGGCGTTCGTCGCCGCATATACACAGCTTGATTTGCTGAAACAAAATCAGCCGATGACGGTTGATGAACTCAAAAATTGCTTTAACGCAATTGTATTTTAAGGGCAGGTGAAAACAAAAATGAAAGTAATAAACTGGTTGAAAAATCTCTTTAAAAAAGATGCCGTTGCAGCGGAATTTAACGAGGACGGCTCGACAGTTGATGAACAGAGGTTTCACCTGACTGAGCTTGCTCTGTTTACGGCGATTGATTTTATCGCCCGAAGTTTGGCAAAGTGCGAATTTGTGACGGTGAACAATAACCGAGAAAGTCGCAAAGCTGAATACTATCTGTGGAACTATGCACCTAACAAACATCAAACAAAAATCGAATTTTTTACGCAGGCTGTCGCAAAATTGATTTTTGACAATGAACTGTTAATTATCGAAACAGCCGATAATCAGCTTATGATTGCTGATAGCTTTTCGAGAACGGAACACGCTTTGATTGACGACACATTCAGCGGCGTTACTTGTCGAAATTTTACATATCAGAGAACTTTTTTTGAAAGTGAAGTAATTTATCTCAGATACAATAACTTTGCTTTGAACGGCTTGTTATCTGATATGTGCAATACATATGAGCAGTTAATGCTGTCGGCTCAGGAAAGATATAACAAAGCGGTCGGTCACAAAGGCATCTTAGAGATGGATAATTACAGCTTCGGCGACGAAAACTTCGCTGAAACTTACAACAAAGTTTTGGCAAAGCAGTTTAAAGCGTTTTACGCAAATAAAAACGCTGTTATGCCGATTTTTAAGGGTATGAAATATTCAGAGCCCTCAACCGATGCAGGAAAAACTACAAACAGCGAAATTAACGACATTCAAAAACTGAGAGCCGAGGCTTACACGGTTGTCGGAAACGCTTTGCACATTCCACCGGCAATTTTGAGCGGTGAAGCTTCACAGCTGTCTGATGCGCTGGATTGTGCTATTGGAAATGCGATTGATCCGATTGCAAATATGTTTGAACAGGAAATCACCAAGAAGAGATTCGGCGGTGCTGAATTTAACAAAGGCAACTATCTGTTGATTGACACAACAGCGGTAAGGCACATTGATGCCGTAAGTCAGGCGAACAACCTTGACAAGTCAATCGCAAGCGGTGTTTTAACTCCTGCGAAAGCTCAAAAATATTGCAACATGCTCCCTTGCCCTGAAAAATGGGCGAACGATTACTATATCACGAAAAATTATCAAACAGCGGAAAACGCATTGAAAGGTGGTGAATAAATGAAAAGTAGAAATTACAACATCAAACAGATTGCAGAAAATCAGAATGTTTTGCAGATATATCTTTACGGTGAAATTGAGCCGAGCTACTTGAATATTTGGGGCGACCTCGTAGAATCCAAGACAAGCGCTGAATATATTCGCAAGGCGATTGAAAAAGCAGGCGAAATTGAAGGCATTGAAATCTACATCAATTCAATCGGCGGTTATGTCGACGAGGGCGTGTCAATTTACAATTTGCTCAAGCGGCAGAGTGTGCTGGTTACTGCATACATTGACGGCATGGCTTGCTCAATCGCTTCTGTTGTCGCAATGGCGGCTGACAAGATTGTAATGCCGTCAAACACAACAATGATGATCCATCATGCAATCGGCGGTTGTTACGGCAATGCGAAAGAACACAGAGAATTTGCAACTCAGCTCGACAAAATCAGTGAAGCAAGTACAAATTCTTATCTTGTACACGCAGGCGATAAGCTCACGAGAGAAACCCTCGAGCCGCTTCTTGATGCTGAAACATTTTTGACGGCAGAGGAAGCCTTCAATATCGGCTTGTGTGACGAAATTCTTGATCCGGTTGATTTAACCGAATCAAAAGAAGTCGTTGACGATGCACAACAAAAGAAAAACCCGAAAGCGAAACAGGCAGCGGCAGAACTTGCAAAAATGCTTGGTACAAAGCCTAAACCGCAGACACCACCTGAGCCCAAACGGAAAAATCCCGAAGAGAAGGATAGCTTTGGCTTTATTGAAGAATACTTCAAAAACAAAAATTATTTATA